ACAGTATATTCACTTGGTAGTACAAACTTATTATCAACATAAACAACAACAGCATTGTCACCGTCGTTGTGTCTTATGTCACAGATACATGTTGCTGTATTTGTGAATGTAAAGATCTGTGCTTGGCGTGTTGTGTCTACTGCCTTTTCCCAACCTGTTTTTAAATCAAAGGTTGTTCTATTTGAGTATTTTCTAGCAAAACCAGTTCCAACGTCTGTAGTTGTTGACACATTATTAATCGTGTAAACAAACGTGTCACTGTATAAGTTATTTTCAAATACAATATCACCAACATTGTTAATACTCAGATAACTTAATCTTAGATCAAGTTCTGTGTCGATTGGACCAGTTCCTTCTTTGTATGAAAATAATTTAGTTCCTCTAAAGTTTGTAGACGGATAAACGTTAGTGTCGCCAATCGAATTGCCGTCGGTATCAAATATATCAAACAATGGAGGTTGATTAATTTTTGTTTTTTGCTGTGTTTCTACCCACTTAGTACCTGTGTATCTGTAACTTTTACCGTTAATTGTTGTACCACTTTGTAAATATACAACTTGATTTTCTAAAACAACAGCATCGTCTGCTTCAACTAATTGAATAATTTTTTCACTTATTTGATTAGGGTCTTCTGTTATGCCTACAGGATCAACTAAGCGTACTTCATAAATTTTATTACGTACCACTGGATCCTCATCTGCGGCAAAAATTACTCTTGCGCCATCATATAATCCAAATTGATCAATATTATATCCAATTTTACCTGCTACATTTGACAATGCATCTTTTTGTTTAAGATCAATAATGTCAATTACTTTCTTTCCTTCTGTTCCAAAGTTAAACAATCGTAATCCACTATGGAATTCTAAAATAGGACGTTTAGCACGTGCTGTTTGATCTAAGTTAGCAACAGTTTTATTATATTCTGCCGATGCTTTAATTACAGAAACATGGAACCATCGATTTGACCGTGACCATGGATTCTTATCATTCGATGCTCTATTAATAGTCATATAATCTTTATTAACAGGAGCATTTAAACTTGAATCGAATGGTTCTTCGTCATAACCTTTAACATCAAATGGCTGTGTTTCGCTGATTGTATATGACTCTGGTGTTTTAAAATCTTCTACTGCTAGTAATTTAATTGCAGTGCCAACACCTTCAACATAGTATTCTTTATCTTGATAACTTTCAGGTAGTGTTCCGCCACGGAATTGTACTTTCATTCCGTTAGTAAACTTAACACCTGTTGGCGATGTATATTCTTTAGCACCTATAATATCATCTTGTATGTTTAAAGTTAATTGATCAACAGCATCAACTACTCGAATAATACCAAATCTATTTTCGTCATTGGCATCTTGATAGTAAAGTGTATCTTTAATTGATGTAATATGCGGTTGCTCTTCAAAGAAGCCTTCAGCTGTTTTCCACATATATTGGTTGTTATATTTTGTACCATATTGTACATGTACTTTAGATAAGTTAGGAATTTCTCTAACTTTGTTAAGTACCATAATTGGATTAGCACCAGACGCATCAAACGTTGGAGAATTTTCATCTTCCTCGTATCTAAATTCAATACGATAAACAGAATAACGATCTGTTTTAGTTGCTATGTCTTGTGATTCAGCAAAAGGTGTATCATTATCATCATATGGTGCAGTGTCAAATAAGTCATCTCTTTTCCAACCTGAGTCTTCACCGTCACCTGGGTTTCTATTAGTAAAGATAATTGTTCTGTTACGTAGATCAGTAACTTCATCAATACCATCATACTTGTCTAAGAATGGTCTTACCTGTTGATTGTTAACTTCATCAAATCTTAGTTCTGTAACTAAATCAACTTTAGCCACAGTGTCCATGTTTAGGAAAAAGTTTTGTTCTGTGTCTAGTGGAACATTAAATTCAATAACGCCATTGTCGTCACCGTTGTTGGTAACTCCCAGTACTTCTCTGCTTGATTGATTAGGTTGCCCTGGAACTAAACCGTTAGCACCTGGGTTTGATTGAATCCAAAACGGGTTACCTGTTTGTTGAACATTAAACTTATAATTGCCGCCTCGGACAACAGTGATAGTTGGATTAGAACCTTCTACTCCACTAAGATTATAGTCAAATTCGTTCCTAGTAACATCGTACTCGTCACTGGTAGATATTTCAGTAGCACCCACATCAACTGAGTTAGGTCCTTGAGGTAACCAATAATACTGACTAAAGTTTACAAACTTATCGTAGTCTACAAACGGATCCCATGAATAGTATTCTGAATCAAATAATCTATCATGTCTATTAACATTAGCACCTGCTACCTGTAGAGCATCTACAATACCAGGATATGTTACAAAGTCACGAGTTTCTGTGCTATCTTTTTTCTTATAAGTGACTGTTGGCTCTAATTGATAGGCCGCACGTTCTTGATCTTGTTCTAATACATAACTGTCAAGACCTCTAACACCTAATCCAGTTCTGCGACCAATAAAACCTTCTACACGTCTTAACTGCGGACGTTGTACAAGTTGATCCAGTGTAGCATTGAGAAACTTTTGATTAGTTTCTGTTTGAAATATTTCAGGTAATAGATCTAATGTTCTTGTAAATCTTGCCATTCTTTATCCTAGTTCTTTTTAAGTTCGCCTGCTGTGAGTGCGTCAATAACGTCAATGTCGTTAACTAACGCCGCATTAACAAATATTTCGTTTGGCGCACAACGGATTTCATATAAATCACCAAATGTTTTTGTAGGGTCTGTTGGTACAATAACTACTGAACTAACAATGTCACCTAGTTCTTCGTGTAGGTATGCTGATAGTTCTGAAAAGTAGAATGTATCACCAAAGTCCCATTTATCAATTGTAAAGTATTGATTCAGTGCTTGTACAACACGTGACTTAATTTCACCAGTTGACACTACAACACCTGACTGTTTAATAACTTTAAGTTTGCCTTGTAATTCTAAACTTGCTTTTTCACCAAACAACGGTTTGAATGTTACTGAGTTAAGAATTAAATTGTCACTAGACATTTTATAATCTTCTAATGAATTATATGCTAGGGTTAATTCGTCGATCGTAGGTTGACTTGGTTTAGTAATTTTGCCTGTTGCGTCTTTAATCCAGTTTGTGTAGTTTGTATAGTACGTATTAGTTACTAGATACAAATCAATAATGTTTGTTAATGCTGGATCAATTCTACGTGTATTAGGTGAATTATGTTTATATTTAAAATAAAAGTCTTGTCTACCTACAGCTACACGATAGTCCTTGGTTTCAGTAATTGTAAACTCACTACCTGTAATTGATAATTGATAAAATTTCTTATCTGTATAAGCATAAAACACTTGACCCTGCAGATACTCTTTTTTCTTAAGCTCAACACCCTCTAAGTCAGCATACATTATGTTAATTTTACCACTGTTTAATGGTACCCATCTTTCTAAATTGTCAAAGTCTGTTTGACGTTCAAAGAATACATATTTTGTATTTGGACTCACTGTTGGATCTACTAGATCCTTAAAGATATCTGGATTATCAGCAATACCGTCTGCGTCTTTGTCAGCATAACTTACTAACACTTTAAAGTTATCAACAAAACCATCAGTTTCTGTTTCTTGACCAACTATATCTAATAAAATATCTGAGGTTAAGTTTTCGTTAGCATCAGGTTTAGTATTTGCTTTTAACACAGTCACTGAATCGTTAACTGTTTTGCCTGTTTTAGGATCATATACCTTTGAGTTTGAATCATAAATGAATCTATTTTCTAGCACTGATGCAAAATAGTAACTTAGATCTCTATATTTGATAGTATATATTTCGCCATCTGTGGTAAATTGAATTAACCATGAAGCATCACGATTTAAACCATCTTGGTTTTTGGCATAATTGTTATTGTAGTCAGCATTTTCATCTAAGTTGTCTGTTGAAATAATATACCATTCACTAGTTTCTTCGTCATAGCCGATACCAAAGTCTCTATATACTTCGATCTGATCAATCATGCTATTTTCAAATGCTACTTCTAAATCAGTTATAAATTTAGGAATAACTTCTGTTGGAATACAACCATTTGGAAGATATTCATTAAATGTTACAGGTCCAGTACCGTCACTTAGGTTACCTTGACCAAAGTTAGTACCATCTAGTACCAAGTTTGTCACTGTTGCCCATATTGCTAGTTTCTCATTGGCTTTAGTAGGCACGCCTGACTGTAATCTATTGTTAGCATCAAAATATTGATTATCTGGAGCAACAAATTTAACTAACGCACCTTCCTGAATATATTTTGTATTACTTGATGTTAACGCAATAGATATTGGTCCACCCGAGATACTATCTTTAAAATATCCTGTTGTTTGACTAACAATAGCTGTTGAATTATTCCAAGTTAAACCAGATAAACTAATACGCTGAAACTTATCATAGTAAAAGTGTGTTAATGCTCTTGACTTAAGAATTGGTTCTACAGTATTCTGAATAACATCAGCAATATCATTTGTGTCTACAAAACTAAATGTCTTTGTAGGATCTGTAAATGATCTATACAGCATACCATCGCTGGCAAATGCTGTTGTTGATGAATACTTACCTGTTGGGTCTAATAAGTCTAACTGTCTGTTAATACCAACGCCTGTTCTCGACAAGGCTTTTGATTTTAAAATACTTGTAAATCTTGTAAACGGAAAGTTATTGTAATCCTCACCGTTAACCATTCTATTCTGTGTATAAAATGCCGCTGGTGCTCTTTCTTTAATTTCATTAATAGTTTCACGCGATTTAGAATTTGATACCGGGCTTTGTAATGACACTGTCAATGTTAATGTTTCTACTCTACCATTACGGCTTACGTAGTTAATTGGTACTTCTACATTTTGTATTTCTTCAGGATTAATCACATATTCTAAACCATTTGAAGATCTAACATAAGCTCTGTAGTCACCTAATGGAATTTTTGAGAATGTGCCATCACCAAATTGTAATTGTATCTGATCATTAGTTCTTGAATTAACTTGATAAACTTCACGTTCGCCTGTGCCACCTGTTTTATCAATAGCAAAGATATTATCTACAGGTCTCCATTCAGTTAATCCATTACTGTTTTGAGTAAGCTCAAATAACCAAACGTCATTATCGTTAACCCCTTCAATATTAACATTAACTATTCTGTTTGAAATACGATCAACTAGAGTAAAGTCTTGATTGGTTAACGAACCTTGTTTGAACATAAAGAAAAAGCCAGTGTTTTCTGAACCATATCCTAGTTTGTCATTTTTATAAATTATATTAAATGCTCCGCCAGGTCTCGGTGACTGTTCGTAAACGTAGCTTCTGTCTACTGACGTTCCAGATACAATTTCAAAATCCATTGATATACCATCAACGTCACTTTGGAAACTAGCAATTGGAATTGTGTTTGGTGTTGTATTGATTTGATATTCGTCTGTAGTAATACCTAATATGTTCTGGCTGTTTCCTGGTCGGCCAAATCGTTGACTGTCTACCATTGCGGCATTTATAATAGCATTAAACTGTTCTAACCAGTCTGGATTAGTCACTGAATTCCAATTAACTGTAATGCCTGATAAATTAAATCTATTGTAATCTAAAACAGACTCTGTTGTTCTAATTGCTGTTACTTTTAAGAAACCATTAGCGTTTAAGTTTCTTTTAGGAGTGTAACCCACTAACTTGGCTAATTTAGTTACTGAGTCTCTACGCTCTGCTGTGTCTAAAAAGTTTTCTCTGGTGTTTAAGTCGTTACGGAAAGCAAGACCTTGTCCCATGAATGAGATTAGATCTAGCAGTGCAACGAACTCACTTGATTCTGTATAATCGTTAAACGTTTCTGGATAATATAAACGCAAGTAGTCAACCATTGACTTACGTAGAGTTTCAAAGTCGTAACTTTGGAAGTCTGCCTCTTTGTAAGTGCGGTATAACTTCTTCCAATCTTCCGCCCCAAAAATAGCGGTTTGTCTTGTAGTCTTAGCCATAGAATACCTATAATCCTTTTGTTATAAGTATTTATCACTTTAATTAAGTGGGTATATTATACGTAGTTGGCTGTGAGGTTTTCTGTATTGAGGAATATTTTTAGTAATTGGCTTTCTGATGATTGAACTGTTGAAACTGATACTTCACACAATAAACCATTGTTTTGTGTGTAAAACATTATTTCGTTAACTTTAACTCTTGGATCTCTTTGAATTGATTTACGCATTTCATTATCGATCTGATTTAGAGTTTTATCATCAACAGCTTCGTAAAGATAGTCCCACAGAGACGTGCCAATATTTGGCCTGCCTGGCATAGTACCTTGTCTAATTAAAAGATTGTTTAGTAAGTCTCTTTTAACTAATTCAAAGTCTTCTAAGCGAAACTTTTTGTTTCTGCCAATTGAACTGTATCCGTAGAATCTTGCCATAGTATATTATTTATCTTGTATGTTTTGGCGGTATTGCACGTGAGTCAGCAATAATTTGACTAACATTGTTGTCTAGTGTTTCTCTATCTGTAGTACCTGCATACGCACCTGGATTACTATAACTCTTGTTTAGGCTTGTTAATTTTGTATCAACCAAGTTAACTGAATACTTGCCGTTACGTGCTGTTTGTTCAATTCCCGAATTAATCATAGCATTACCGCCTGAGCCTTTTGCCCAGTTAGCAACATTGTCAGCACCATATGCTGAACTTGCATTTAATATTCCGCCTAAGTCTTCAGGTGATTCTGTGCCTGTTAATATACCTTTAGCTTTTAATGAACTTAAATTAGTTGATAAAATATCTTGCTGTGCCAGTGTTTGTGCATTTATATCATTTAAAAATCCAGTTAAGTTATTAGCACTGCCTTTACCGGTCCATACGTTTGGATTTTTAAGCACTGACTCTAACTGTGTTGTTACTGTACCAAACCCATCTGTAACTGTTGAACTTGGGTCTTTGATATATTTGCTAACTGTACCTGGTTTTAAGTATCCTGACGATTCTAATTGATCTGGAGAAATACCATACTTACCAATACCTTTATCTACAGATATATCTGTAAAGTCTTGCCCAACTTCTTTGGCTCTTTGTGCTATTACACCTGTAACTTGATCTTGATCTAAACTACCAATTGATTTAGTAGCAGGTATTTGTTTAGCAAAGTCGCTGGATGTAATTTCGTTAGTAGGTAACTTACCAGCAATATTTGATGCTTTACTTGCCAATGCAGGACTTAGTGTTGACGTTGCTGTTTTACCTAACTGTACAGAATTTTCAACACCTAGGTTA